CCCCATCTGTACTATCAATTATTAAACTTCCGCCAGAAATACCTTCCAATCCTATATTAAGCACCGATCCCGATGAAGTAATTTCTCTTATTTCCGAACCTAATGTTATTTTTGCACCAGCATATGCATCATCTTTTGATGAAACTTTTAACGCTTCTAATCCAATAGAAGTTTCACCCGAAGTATATACTGAACCAACATTTACTGTCAATGGAGTAAGAGTAGTATCAAATAGATATGCATCCAAAACCGCAGTATTACTTGTAGATGTATTTGTAAATGCACCAGAACTATAATCAATCTGTCGAATTCGTGTTGTTCCCATCTTTGTAGAATTATAAGTATTTGAATTTGTACTTACAATATTCGCTAATGGAACACTATGAATATCATATGTGACAGAAAGAAGTTCTGGATCAAATGGATTTCCTGTAAGTGTTTCTAATGAATTTCCTGCGGTAAAATTTGTAACCTTAACACTATTACCAAAATTTGGATTGATTGGAAAAGAAGTTTCCGTTAAGACATCCCGGCCTTTTTTAACATCAACATATTCTGTTCCGATACTTTCATATTCGTAACCTTTCACATATGCTTTACCAGCGTCTAATGCAGCAGAAACACGATTTCGATTATAAAGAGTTTGTGCAGTTCCATCTCCCAAAGCAGTATCAACAACCATTGAAGTTGAATTTGCAATTGAAGAAACAGCTGCATAAGTAGTCGTTGCAGAAGATAAGTAAATTGAATCTGCGACTGCAAATTCATTTTCAAAATCTGTCAGTACACCAGTAATTGTTGTATCAGAAGATGCGGCCGTTGTTCCTGTTGCTCCTTGATGATTAACTATTTCAACTGGAAAAGGTTTAATTGTATAATCCCCCGATTCATCATAAGTTCGTCTTGCAAGTGTCTTTTCAATCTCACCATAAACTGGATATTTTACATGTTTTGTTGGAGTTCCACTCGCAACTCTCATCAATTCAATGAAATTTGAATCTGCATTGGCGGCAACTGGATCTGTCGAAGAAGTTGTTTTCTTCGCAAGTGTCAGTGTAATTTTAAATCGTGTTGCTCCCGGCGCATTTGCGTTTGTTGTTCCAGCAGATGGATCAAGAAGAGATGTATCTGAAGTACTATCAGTAATTGCTTCGGTTGTTGTCAAACCGATTCTGTATGTTGGTGTGTTACTATACTTCTCAAGAACTAAAGTTTGTGCGAGACAGAGAACAAAAAACCCATTGACAAAATAAACACCACGATTGATGCTTACAATAGATGCACCACCTGTATGTGAAACTGCCGCAATAGTTGCAGAAGTGGCGGTTGACCCTTCCAAATAAATTGTAGCACCAGCAGTAAAAGATGTTCCTGAAATGAACTTGATAATAAGAGTTGGTGCATCCGAACCAACTAAATCTATCGCACCAATAACTTGGGCTCGAGTAGTTCCTGCACCAACAGTAACGCTGGTATCCGAAATCACTCCATCTGCAAAGAGGGTTGCAGTATCAGTAGTAGTCAACTTTAGATAAGTAACTTCTGTGTCTAGAGTTACTTCACCTCCAAGAACTTTACTACCATCCTTGAAAATGTGATCACCAAAACGAGATGACTGTTTCTGTAGAATTGTTTGTAATTGAGTAAGTTCTCTTCCTTGAACTGCATAGCCTGGACGGAATAGAACTCGTAAAAATGCCTTGTCCTCATCGTAATCATCATAATAAGGAGATACATTAAAATTAGTTGTTACATTTGCCATTTATAATACTATTCTTTAGAATTCGATAATGAGTTTGATATCTTCTGTTTGGTCAGATGCACGAGCAACTGGAGCACGATTTTCAACATAGATAATATTTCCAGAACCAATTTGCATTGAACCATTTGCAACATTTGTTAATACAGCAGAACCACCAGTATAAGTAAAAGTCGCTATTGCATTAGTTACTCCTGTAGTACTACTCGCAACATTTGTAGTAGTGCATTGCCATGATCCCGGCTTACCATCATATCCGGCACTTGCATTTGCACCATTTGTAATATTAACAACTCTAATGGTTTTTGCAGATGCATTCACATCAACAACATATGCAGTTGCACCATTTGCGCCAACTGTACCCTGAGTTAATGTAATATCACCAGCAATTGCAGCCGTATTTGAAATATACGTAAACGTTTTTGATTGTGTTGCTGTATCCGATGTATAACGTGTATATACACCATCTGTATTAGGATCTGCCAACAATCCAATTTTACGAAAATCGTTGGTTGTGGTAAATGCACCAGATTCATCCTGAGTAAGTTTTGAATTGACCATAACAAAATATCCACCTAATTCACTTACAGGATCTTATCCATGTCCTCCCTTTGGCGGAATAATTGGAGTAATATCTGCAAGAGTTCCTGCCGCAGTTCCTTGTTGTTCAACTACAAGAGTAGCTGTTGTATAACTATTACCAGTACTTACTACCGTAACACCACCAACTGCTGTCGTGTTTGCACTATTTGCAGTCAAAACAATTTCTGCACCATGACCATCCCCATTTACTCTTGCAAATGGAGCCACGTTTGCAGTTATTGTACCAGATAATGCTGGAACAGTAGAATCTAAAGTAAGAGTCTGGACAGATGAACCAAATGAACAATCAACAATTTTTCTTACATAAGTAGTACCACTAAATGTAAAATATATCGATGAATTGTTATACTTATCATTCGATGTAAGCGTAGGACTTGCCATAGTTAATGTTACACTTTCTTCAGAATTTGTAACCACTCTATTATTTTCAAAAGTGTATCCTGTTCCATCTACATTAATTACGAAAACATCCAACGCACCATCAACTGCGGCCAATTCGATTGCGGCCTGATCTGATCCATCATTTTTAGCACCAGTTCCCGATGTCATTCCACCCGATGTTGCAGTATTTCCATATGCATTGGCATCACGAAGTTGTTTAACTGGAATATAACTTGTTGTTACAAATTTCAATGCTTCCGATGCAGTAATCGTATACATATATTTCCAAATATACCCATCTGCAAGTGCAGCAGGAGCTCCGGCCGTTGTAGTTGTTGCAGTTGGTTCTACTGTTGATACTTGTGCATAATTTACTCCACTTATTTCAACCTCTGAATTATAAAGACATTTGTAAACACCATAAGTGGAGTTCATTACGTACATTGGATACAAACTTGCAGTAGTAGTACCAGTTCCAGCAGTATTTGCTAAAGTTTGACTTGTTCGTGTAGAAATCAAATTACTAAAGGTTTCAGTATCTTTATACATCGAATAATGCCGACCAGTAGTCCAATTATGTCGAGTAATCACATGACTAACATCTGATGCCGCAACTTTTTTTGCAGCAATCATATCCTTCCAATGAGAATAATGAGTGTTCGATGTCGTATCAGATGATGGACTCGTAGCTGTACTTGGATCTGGAACACTTGTATCACTAAAAGATCCAGACCAAGAATCTGATTTTCCTATAAAAAGATATGCATGGGTAGAAAGTGCAGTTTCTTCAGCAGAAGATATGCCGGTTCCACCTATCAATGAAGCTTCGGAGAGCATCTCACGAAACTGTTTTGAATTGTGAATTCTAAAATTATTTGTTACTAAAGCAGGCACGGTTTATTCTCCTTGTTAATTCTCTTATATTTATACGGAAACTCTTTGATCAATTTTGTGATTATAATATAAAAACCCATAATTGTTTTCGTAAGGTTGTCCTTTGTAATCAAAAGGTCGATCAAATGAAATTAGTCCATTTTGAATGATTGAATCTTCGGTTGAAATTTTTCCACCAGTATCATCTTCTAAAACCAGACTATTAAAATCGTGATCAATAATGTATGTAGCGGTTACAGTTCGGTGTTGTGGTTCTGTGATTGAAATTTCCCCCTCATGTTGTGCAATATCAACAACTCCTTCATTTGCAAGAACCTTTCCAATTGCTGATGCTGTTCCACTATATGTTCCAGAAGATGCCGGAACTCCATCTTCTAATAATAACTCTTCTCCAGCATTAGCAGAACCATCTGTACTATCGAGAAGAATCATACTTTCAATTGAAAGATGTCTTGCTCGTGTTTCCAAATTAACCCCATCAGTAAGAGTACTGAAATCAGAAGGACAGTTGTGTTCGTAATTGTGTATTACTTGATCGTAATATTCTCCTACATATTCTTTTGCTAATAGAGAAATCGGAATTCCTGTTGTCATTTCTTTTCCAGTTCGGAATATTTTTCCATTAGTAGTAATTGTTGCAGTTGATATATCAAAATCATCATGCAATTCTTCTGTAGCAACGGTTGCATATGTTGTTTTTGGATCACTCAAAGTAAATGTTAATCCTAATTCATTTTTTAGATAACCATAAAGAGATTGTGATCCAAAATAAGATGAATTTCCTACTGGTATTGCATCTTCTTGTAAAAAAGACCCATCTATTGAATCTTCTAACAACATATTTCCTTCCAATTCTGCATCAGAAACTTTGAAACGATTTCCATTTATACCTTCTAAATCAGTTCCCTCAAATTCATCCAGCCATATTTCATCGCCTTCATGGAAATAATGCGGTTCAGAAGTTGTCAGTTTAGTTCTTACTATTTCTCCAAAAACATATCCTTCTGTTGATTCTGTTCCAACATAAGCACCAGAAGTTGTTGGAACTCCATCTTCTTGTAAAAGAACATTATCTTCTCCATCAAATTCATCTGTTTCTAGAAAAATATTATTTTCATATGAAACATTACTTACAGTTTTGACTGACATAAGAGAGAAAAATTCAGCAGGACTTCCAGTTGATGCTAAAAGCAATGTTAGGTATTCTATTAAGGACGAAATAGGTTCGGCCTCAATTCGCATATATCCAAAATTTGAAACTTCTCCGTAATATAAAGGATCTGTCGATGTAGTTGGTATTCCATCTTCTTCCAACAAATATCCTTCTAAAGTATCTTCTAGACGGACAGTTGGATTTCCCATTTCTGCTTTTATTCTTGTTTGGGGAACTTTAAATTCAATTTCTTGATTTAAGACAGTTTCTACTTGAGTTTTAAGATCATCAAGAACAACTGTAAAGAATCGCATTCCCAATTCACGATATCGAGCCGTACCGGCATCATTTAATGAATTGATATTGTTCAGTCCTCTATCAAACATTTGTGAGTTCAACAGAGTTGCAATTGCAACCTCACCAAAAAGTCTAAACCCGGCAGGATGTAAAAGTTTCAGAACATCTAGTTTCCATACATCAATCGAATCTGTTGTTTGAAGAACATAAGAAAAATCTTGATAATAGTATGAGTCCTGAATCTTCATCAAAGATTCACTAATCTTACCCTTATCATTATTGAAGGCCCCAGCAGTCGTACC